AAGCCGAGGACAGCTTTGATATGATCTCCGGCACCAACGGTCTGTTGGGTGCAGCGGATGGCGCGTTCATCATGCAGAAGAAGCGGCGCACGGACAACACCGCCCTGCTGGACATTGTGGGACGTGACCAGCCGGATCAGGAGTTGACGTTGGAGTTCAACCGGGAACGCTGCGTGTGGGAGTCCCAAGGAGCCGAAACGGAACTCTGGAAGCTGCCGCCCGACCCGCTTCTGGAAGCGGTGGCAAAGATGCTCAGTCCGGAACAGCCAGAGTGGAGCGGTACGCCCACGGAGCTGCTGGAACGTCTGCCGGGTGTGAGCATACAGGCAAACATCCTGACCCGGAAGCTGAACGTGAGTGCCGACAGGCTCTACAACGATTATGGAATTCGGTACGAAAGCAGGCGCACCCATGAGGGCAGAGAGGTCAAATTGACGCTGGGAAAATTCTGGGGCGTGACGATTCGTGACGGTTGTGACGGTATTTTTGCTACTATATAAAATATCGTCACAATCGACACAACCGACACGGGATGGTGATAATGATGAAAAATGTGCAAATTTCGCAGGAACTTTTCGTCGCCTTGCTGCATTATCATTTGAGCGGCGAAAATGAGTACGAAGAGATTATTGAACAGGGCTTGGAGCAAAAACTGGATGCGATGCTGCGGCATGAGCTGTATGCCCAGTACAAGACAGCACCCACCGAGGAACAGCGGGAGCAGGCTCGGCAGGAGTATCTGGACCGGCGAGGCGTGCCAGAAAGCTTCCGCTGGTGAGTTCCTCTGTTGGCAGAGGACAGGAGCGTGTCACGCTCCTGTGAATGCAATCACGCAGGAAGGTGGTGTTGGACCGGGCAGCGGCGAGGTGCAGCGAAACCCCGTCCGCAGACGGAGGCCCCCGGCAGGGCGCAAAGGCATCTTTTGATGGACGGAACGTCTGTCAAAAGTGCTTTTGCGTTACTTTCGACGAAAGTAACAAAGCCTATGCCGTGTCCGGCACCAGTTACTTCCACAGAGAAAGGACGTGCGATTGAAAAGAACTATTTCCGCAATGCGGGGTCCCGGCTCCCTCAACCATAATCGGAGAAGTTTCACCGCTGAAAACGTAGACCCGGAGCGCAGCAGCCTGAATGTTGTGTACCGGGATGAACCGATTCAGAAGGTATACCACGAACTCTTTGACGAGGCAGTGAACCGCTACAACGCCAAGCAGAAGCGCAGGGACCGCTGTATCAACGACTACTATGAGCACCTGCGGACAGGCAAGCAGGAAAAGCTTTTCCATGAGCTGATCGTCCAGATCGGCAACAAAGATGATATGGGTGTCTTGACCGAGAATGGCACACTGGCAAAGGAACTGCTGGACGAGTATATGCAGGGCTTCCAAGAGCGGAACCCGACACTGCGGGTGTTCGGGGCTTTCCTCCACATGGACGAAGCTACGCCCCATCTGCACATCGACTTCGTGCCGTATGTGTCCGGCTGGAAGGGTAAAGGACTGGACACCAAGGTGTCCTTGAAGCAGGCACTGAAAGCCTTGGGCTTTGCAGGCGGCTCCAAGCGAGAATCCGAGCTGAACCAGTGGATCAACGCCGAGAAAGAGCAGCTTGCTGCCGTGATGGAGCGGCACGGCATCGAGTGGGAACAGAAAGGCACCCACGAAGAGCACCTGTCTGTGCTGGACTTTAAAAAGCAGGAGCGTAGTAAAGAGGTAGCGGCTCTGGAAGCTGCCAAGCAGGAGTGCCAGACCGACCTGACCGAGATGCAGGAACAGCTGGAAACAGCGCAGACAGCCGTAGAAGCCGCTGAACAGCGGGTACAGAAAGCAGAGCTGACCTACCAGAAGCAGAGCCAGAAGCTGAACAAGCTGGCTCCCATTATGGAAGGTTTGGAAAACCTGTCAGCGCAATACTCCCAGCGGCCAGAAGAATGGGTGCCAGAAGCAGCCACATTTGAGACCGCCAAGAGCTATCGGGAGAAGAAGGCCATGCCGCTGATCCAGAAGTTGGTGAAGGTGCTCTTTGCCCTCCATCGGAAGTACTGGGAGGTCAAGGATGAGCGGGATAAGTATCTGCACTTCTATCAGGACGAGAAGAAAGCTACCCATCATCTAAGCCAGCGGCTGAAAGAGGTGGAGGCTGAAAATGAGCAGCTCTATGCGATGAAACGTGATTTCAGGCGAGTATGGAACTATTTCGGTGCCGAAAAGATGCAGCAGGTCATTGGGCTTATGAGGGAGCAGGAGCAGACCGCGGATAGAAGCCAGAAGAAGAACAGGCAGAACAGCGTAGAACTGTAAGCATAGTAGACCCCCGCCAGCGGATGTTGGCGGGGGTCTACTATATGGAAAGTCAAATAATTAAAATGCTCACAGCAAATTGTTTGCAAAAATGACGATGAACGGTTTTGCGTGGACTTGACGTGTTAAATAAAAAATAATATAATCAATACTGAGAAAGTTTAACTATTACAGCATGCTGTGCGAACGATAACAGGAGGAAGGAAAATGAATCAGAGCTCCTGCTTTCAAAATAACCTTGTGGATTTATCAAATGCTCCTTGGACAATGCACGAATTCTTTGCGGGGAGCGGATTGGTAGCATATGGTTTGAAAGGTATGTTCAAACCGATTTGGGCTAATGATATTAGTGAACAGAAGGCAGTCGTATACAAAGAGAATTTTGGTGACGGCTATTTTAAACTTGATGATATTAAAAATATAAATGGGAAAAATCTTCCGTTCGCGAATCTCTCGTGGGCAAGCTTTCCGTGCCAAGATTTGTCTTTAGCAGGATCTTTAGGTGGAATTCATGCATCACGTAGTGGATTGGTATGGGAATGGCTACGCGTTTTAGACGAAATGCCTAATAAGCCCAAAATTTTACTGTTGGAAAATGTTCTAGGGTTGTTGTCAACTAATGGTGGAGACAATTATAGGGTTCTCCATATGTCATTAGTGGAGCGTGGATACCGTTGTGGAGCAATCGTATTAAATGCATCTCATTTTGTGCCGCAGTCAAGACCGAGGGTTTTTATCATAGCGGTTCAAAAGGAATGCGAGATTCCGGAAGAATTAGTTCGGAATGAACCTTGCTGGCTTCATAATAAAGTGGCGGTAAAGCTTGGGAAAAATCTTCCGGACTGGATTTGGTGGTATACAGAGAAACCCGCTCGAAGAAAAATGACGCTTAAAGATGTTGTGGAAGAACAAACTCAATTCGATAAAGATGAAGCGCTAAGATTAGTGCCCCCAAGGCATCAACAAAAACTTGATATGTTAGATACAGTGTATGCTACTGGATATAGGCGCACTCGCAATGGAAAACAACAACTGGAACTTCGATTTGATGGAATTGCGGGATGTCTTCGAACACCAGAAGGTGGAAGCAGTAAGCAATATTTGGTGGTAAAAAAAGATGGGACAGTGCATGCTAGACTGCTAACAGTGCGTGAAACGGCACGTCTTATGGGGGCACCAGATAGCTTTAAATTACCGGGAAGCCAAAATGATGGATATAAGGCGATGGGGGATGCAGTGGCAAAACCGGTTGCTGAATTTTTGGGAAAGCGGTTTTTAGCTAAGATTGCGGAGGCAGTATATCAATGAAAAGCGTAGAAGATAGATTGGGAGAATTTCAAACACAAAATAATATTGCCACGAAGGGACCACTGTCACTTGTAATACAGTTTACTCGTCTTGTTCGGGATAAAGAATTTCCGTTAAATTCTGATGATTTTCAGACAAGCAGTAAAGGGCAGGTAGCTGGACTTGGTGGGGCAAATTTAAAGAAAATCTTGAAAGAACATGGGATTACACAACAGTTGTCTGCAGAGGGAGGAAGAACAAGCAGAGGCAGCATGGGTCTTATGATAAAATATGTTGACTTCCTCAATGAGTGGCATAAAGAAGAAGCCGTTGATCTTGCTGTCGTAGAAGAATTTTGGGCAGAGCAGGTTCGAGAATATTTTAGAAATCAGCCATTTGTTCTTACTGCAGATACATCCAAAACAATTGGCGCAAATTTAGATGAGCTATTCGAGCAAGCGAGAAAACGCCAAAAACAAAATCCAGGAACGCAGTATTTGGGAACAGTTCTGCAGCACCTTGTTGCTGCCAAGTTGTGCTTGATTATGCCAGAAAATTCATTTGAAATCCATGGAGCTTCCGTTGCTGATGGCCCTACGGATCGCAATGGCGATTTTGTTATCAATAATACAATCATTCATTGTACAACTATGCCCGGTGCACTGTTGATTGAGAAATGCAAAACCAATCTGCGTAATGGAACGCATCCAGTAATTATTACAATCTTTGATCGAGTACATACTGCGCTTAACCTTGCTGAAGACGCTGGACTTGCTGGACGTGTTGAAGTTTGGGACGTTCAACAATTCCTTTCTGCAAATGTGTATGAGCACAGTTTGTTTGATGAATCAAAACGTAATTCCACATTGTCAGATATTATCAGTCGGTATAATAATATTGTATTGGATACTGAGACAGATCCGAGCTTGCGTATAGAGTTTGATGCAAAATAA